GTCGTGAACCACGAGAGGGGCTTCTTCTCGGCCACGGCGATTTCCTGCCGCTCCACGTACCCCCGGTTCTTGCCTTTGGTCTTCAGGAAGAAGATGGTGGCGGCGGGGTTCCCGTCCTTGATGAGTTTGTGGAGATGGGATTCCGCGAAGTCGATGGCCACCTCTGACAGCTCCTCCACGGCGGTCTTGTACTCCTCGTCTGTTTTGAGCCACTCGTAATGGGTGGAGCGATGCACGCCCACCATCTTGCACGCTTGGGTAATCACGCCCAAGGACTTCTCCAGCGCCTCGAGCATGGCCTTTTTTTTGTCCGTCGGATTCGTCGGATTCATACCTGTTTGATATCCAGCCTCTGACAAGTCCAAGCCCGTGTAAGCTGACCCGATTCTGGGTCCCGGAAGAATTGAATCATGGCCTCAACATAAACCCTTCCTTGTGCGTCTGCACATCGGTGGTCCAAGTGAGGCATGGCACTCACGATTTGCTGGTAGGCTTCCTCGTGTGTCATTCGTCCTTGAGGGAATTGATGCACACGGCCAAGCGTTGCATCTGGTCAGGGAACTCCGCTCTCATGGTGAAGTCGTTCATACACCGCTCCATGAATTGGGTCTCGTCCTCGTTGGGTTTGGGCTTGGGGATGGGCATCAGTCAAACGTTGAGTGGTCGCAACCGGAGTCGCTCTTACTTGCAAATATGGGCAGAACCTGAAAGTCCCACTCGTGCTCCTGGTACCTCTTCAATCTCCGGTTGTTGTGGCGGATGTGGTGGAAGAGGTGGCGCTTTGCTTCGTGCCTATCCTTCACCCACCATACGCGGCGCTCCTTGAATGCCGGGCACGTGAATACGGCCTTGTATGCTTCAGCCATTGGAGAGGATCCACGCGAAGGTGAGGGCTGCCCCCATCAATCCCATGAAGGTGGCCACGTATGCGAAGTCTTGCTTCTTCATTCGAGCTTTCGTTTGTAGTGTTCGATGATGCGCTCCGTCTCGTGCTTGTAGAACTCCTTAAACTCCCCCCGCGGGTCTTGGTTCCACACCTTGAAGAGCACGTTCCGGAGGCGTTGGCTTTGGCTCTTGGGCTCGTCGTATAGGTCCAGCTCCACCGCATCGAGGGCCTCGAGTTCCTCGTGGTTGATGCGCTCCTCCCCTCTAAAATACAAAATTCCGAACGTATCGACAAGCCTATCGATGTCCATGATTTCGGTCGAGGTCTTCTCCTGCGTGACGAATCGGAGGGACACGGAGCGGTCCTTCCTGCGCTGGTATCCGTCAAGCTGGCCGGCGGTGATGATCTTCAAGGGCTTGGAATATTTGAAGGGCGACTTGTGGGACGATGGCGTTGCCGTATGCCTTTATGGACTCTCTTCGCCACTTTGGAAAGGTAATGCCGTCCAGCCGCGTGGGAAGCCCATCATCTCCTCCACAAACAGGGGGGACAGTTGGGAAGTCTTGCCAGTCTGTTGGCGGGCGCGTTTGGTCAAGCTGTCCTGATTCTCCTTCCCTGTGATTTTGTCGCTTTCCTGCGCCATTGGCGTTGGTAGCATCTGCTGCACCTGCGTTGCCAGGTTCGGCATCGTGGTCCCGTTGGGGTACTTCTCCATCCGTGCCTTGAACTTGTCCAAATCCACCGGCTCCTCCCTTGTCGTTGGCGTGAGCCACAATCCAGATTCTGTCCCTGCGGTGCGGCGCGTTGACGCCTGCAGCTGGAAGAACGGTCGGGAAGACTTCGTATCCTTCACCTTCCAAGTCAGCGCACACCGTGTCGAGAACCAGCCCGTCATTCCAACTAATGAGGCCGCGAACGTTCTCCGCCACGACATAGGTGGGGCGAGCCTCTCGAATGATTCTAAACATTTCCGGCCAGAGATATCTATCGTCGGATGTCCCGGCCCGCTTTCCTGCTGCTGAAAAGGGCTGGCAGGGGAAGCCTCCCGAAATGACGGATACACGTCCGCGAAACGGAGTTGCGTCGAAGGTTTTGACATCGTCGAAGGATTGGGATTTTGGGAAGTGGTGGCCAAGGACCTGACGGCAGAAGGGGTCCTGCTCAACATGGAAGAGGTTCTCCCACCCCATCCATTGGGCGGCGAGGTCGAAGCCTCCGATACCTGAGAAGAGGGAGCCGTGGGTGAACTGCATAGTTCAAGGGCAAACCGTCACAATTGAATCACGGGTATAGCGATTCATAAAGTTGTGCCCGTCAAACCAAACTGTAACATGGCTTGCGGTCGGACAGACTTCCGAGACGATAAATCCGCGCAAACGGTATCCCGGCTTTACATCCAAGATTGAAACTGTCAGGGTTTGTGTGTTTTGCATGAGGCCAAGATACAAGCCCCTTTCGCATATATGCAAATTTATTTGTTGCGTGCCGTCTCGTACAGCGTAACCCCTTCCTCACGGAGGATGTTCCGAGCCCATGCGAGGCCAGCCTTGCCACCCCACAGCAGGTAGGAGATGGTCCCGCACGCCTTCGAGTCGTTGGGGTCGTAGTCCTCCGCCGCACGGGAGAGGTAGGAGTACATCCGCTTGACAGTATCAAATGACACCGCCTCCCCTTGTGCCAACTGCTGCGCCCGGATCTAGCCGCCCTGGGTGGCGCACTTGTTGTTCACCTTCCCGTTGAGCTCGATCCCGCGCTTCGCGTTGTTGCGCACTCCCTCCGGGGCGCGGTAGGTCTTAAAGTTCGCAACGTAGCTCATAGGCCCTCTGGAGTTTCTTGACCATCTGCGCGTTCTTGCCCGTGCAGTTGCACACCTTGGCGGCAGCGTTGAAAGTCCGGTTGTAGATGTCGTACATGACGCGCGTCTGGGCGCGGTTCAGGCGGCCCCTTTCGATGGCGGGCTGCATATCCTTCCAGCGCTTGGCGTCGCCCTTTTCCATTGCGACGTTCCGCCCGGGGAACATCTCGTTCAGCTTCTTCTGCCTTTCGTCACAGCCGCAGTCCTCGACCACTTTGTGGACCAGCTTATCAATTCCCGTCGCTTTGGTCAGCTTCGCGATCTTGTCGCCCAGCCCCTTGGATTCGTTTTCTGACACGTCGAATGGTGGTGTATAGTGTGTGGCGAGAGATGCCCGTGGCCTCCGCGAAGGAGTCCAGGGTGTGCCCCTCTTCAAAGTATATGGCAAACACCTCCGCATCGAACCAAGGAAGCTCCGCGAGGTGCTCCTCGATATGGGTCAGGAGTTCGTCGCGGTGGGCCGCTACCCCGTCCCCATCCCACCAGTCGACAATGTGCCGCGCGAACTTGCGGCGGCGCTCGATGTCCTTCCGCCACTTGTAATGGTACCGGGACGTCTTGGAGTTGTAGTTGTTGACCATCACCCGGAGGACCCAGTACTTCATTTGGCCCCTTTCGAGTAGGCCGTCGATGGTTTCCTCCTTGGTTTGGTAGAGCTGGAGGATGACCTCGTGGAGCAGGTCGGGGCCGTCCCTTCCGGCGATCCGGTACGCGGCCTGCTCGAGGTCGGCGTAGTTCTTCTCGAGGTATCGGGACAGGGTCACAGCTTCCGTACTCGGCGGTTGTAGACCTCGATGAGCGCCTCGAGTTCTTCCGAGGAATACTTCCGGGTCTGGTTGGACATCTGCTCAATCTTCTCCGCGGTGCCTTCCCCGTACTCTGCGTCCAGCCTCCGGGCGAACTTGAACTGCTCCCCGCTGCGGAATCCGTTGCACCTCTTGCATTGAGGCGCTACGTTCACCAGCCCCTCCTCGGGGTCGCACATCCACCGCGTCGCAAACTTCCCGCGGGATTGGAAGTGACCGGCGTCCATCTTCTTCCAGTGGGCCTCCATGCCGCAGGTATAACAAGAAACGATTCCGCGGTGGTCGGCGTCCTTGGCCCGCACCCATTGGGAGAAGACCCGGTCGAGTTTGGTAATGAGCTTCTTGCGGTTCACGCGACGATCCCCAGACACGACAGCAAAAGAATGACAAGGGCGAAGAGCCGGACCTGATTCTCTTGGTAGTATTCTACCCCGATTTGCGCGAAGCTCAGGATGGCGATGGCGGCGAATAGCCCTTGACTCATTTGGGTTTGATTTGACCGAGGGCCAAGAGGTCCTCCTCGGTCAACAATATAGCCTTCCGTTTGGGTTCGCCAACTGAGGACCGGGTATGGGGGTCGAATTCCGGACGATGCTGACGTTCGAGGATGCGCTCCGCGCGGGTCTCTTCCCACTTGCGGCAGCACTCCATGATCTCCCCCAGCTTCAGCCGTCCGTACATGGGCCCGAACTTGTCGCGCTTGATGCCCTCGAACACGAGTTTGAACTCCTCGAGCTTGAAGGCGGGAAACTCTTCGATGAGCGCCCGCGCCGTCTCCTTCATTTCGTCGTCGTCTTGGATGGTCTTGGTCGCGTCGACGAACTTGATGAGCTTCCCGAGCTCCACTAAAAACCACGCGCGGACCGTTTCTGGGTGCAGGCGGAGCGCCGTGCGGATGTTTGTGCCCTCCTCCCACGCATTTTGAGGGGTCAAATTTCGACTTTCTCCCTTCAGTAGGGCCTGACTCCTACCCGTTAGCGATGAAGTCCTTGAGGCCATCCGGAGTGAATCCGTCGGCGTTGAATCCTTTTCGTCGTGCATTGCTTCGTTTGTTTCGTTCGTTGGTGAGCCATTGCTTGGCCTTGTACTTCCACCGGGCGATGGGGGTCCCGTTGACCATCCAGTCGTTGGCCTGGTAGTAGTTGAAGAAGGCGGGGCCCAATGTAGGGGCCAAGTCCCCGCCCCCGATTTCGGACAGGTACTCCACCACCTCCTCCTCTGTGGGTCTCTCCCACGCGCCACTCTCTGTTCTCTTAGAGGTATTTGTTTCTATATGTACATGGGACAATTCCGTCCCTTCGATGGTACGATTTGGTCCCATCGATGAGACCGTTTCGTCCCTTGCATGAGACGATTCCGTCCCAAGGCAGTAGGTGTGCCTGCGGTCGAATCCATTCGGGGCCCGATAGATGGCCTCGCCCTCTTCGAGTTTGGCCAGGGCCCGCTTGATTTGCGGGACCGTCATGAAGGGTAGGTAACCCTGCATTTCCCTCATGGATTGGGTCATGCAAGGCTCCTCCCCGGCTTGGGTGTTGCGCTGTATCCAGTAGCGCAGGTGGGCAAGAACGGCAGCGGCTGGGAGTCCATACCGCTGCGCGTCCTCTACTTCGAACCAATACTTCATGGCGGGAAGATGCCCATTGGGTCCAACTTGGCCAAGGCCTTATCGACCCATCCCATCTCCGTCTCCAAGATTACGCGGGCCTCTTCGCTGAGTCCCTTCTGGGCGCGCTCCTTCTTCAGGCCCACGAGGTGGTGCCGGAGGAAGATGATTCGTGCCGCCCGTTCTTCGATGGTCAGGCAATCATTCATCGACGTATTCGCAATGTTCCCGGCACGCCGGGCAGATTCCCACGTCTTCGGACTGCTCGACTGCGGAGGCACCGCAGCACTCGCTCACTCTTCCATCCATGCGTTGAAGGCTTGCTCGTACTTCTTGGCCAGCTCAATCACGTCCTTCACCATCACCTCGTGAGGGGTGTCGAATTGCTTGTGCTTGTACTGATTGGCCCACGCCATACCTGCCACCTTGAAGCACATCCCGCGGGTGATCTTCTTGTCCATGTTGGGGTCTGACTTCCGGGGGGTGAAGCCCTGGGCGGGGTCCTGCTTTGTGATTTTGAGCTTCTTGCCCCACCGCTCATTGTTGGACTTGACCTCGTACCAAACCTCATCGCCCACCTTGTACGG